CAACAGCTTCTATCCCTGCTTGGAAAGATCTCTTCCAATGAACACTTAGTTCTTGGGGAGTTCCGGCCTTAGTTACACTATCAGAACTGTTAGTATTAAACATATCGTTTCCGATAGGTATGTAAAGGTGTTTTATACCAAAAGGCATCATGTTTGATAATACAGCTCTCACCATACTGATCATAAGCTCAATATTATCTTTCATAGTAAAGCCTTCGCCTACTTCTGAAAGCTTATCAATATGAGCATCATAAGGATTAAGGAGGCCGGCATTCTCTCCCCTGGCAGCTGTTTTAGTAATAGGACTAGCTTTTACCGGTATGATTGCATCTTTAATAGCATCTAAAACGGACTCTGCAATATTAGCTTCTTCAAAGTTCTTGGGCACAATAGAGTAGCGTCTTCTGCCAGGTGCATCTGTCCAGTACTTAACGTCATTATACCTATCTACTTTATCGGGGTCTATGCCTATAGATTCACAGTATTCTTCAAGAGTCTGATCTTGGGCAGCTGTGAATGTATCTCCAGTATTAGGGCGGTTAGAATGCTCGTTACCATGATTCTCTTTGGTATCATAAGAATCATAATTGTCTTTATTAGCTTTAGCTGTACCTTTAGCTTCTGCTACTTTGGCTTCTGATACACCAAGATACTCGGCAAGTCTTTCGACCCCCCACTTTTTATATCCCGGTTTAGAGTCGAGGAACTGCTGAATTTCAGGTATTGTCATAGAAAGGTCTTTAGATTAAATCTTATTGGAATAGATACGCCTACTGAGTGCGTTTTTAGGAGAGTGTCATAACGATACTTAATCTGGTATCTACTGCTTGTCACAAACCCGGCTTCTACAGATAGACTTTTAAGATTGGTTAATTCTGCTCCCACAATGAAGTAAGGCCTGGGAGATCTGACCTTTGTAATAGTCTTCGTTGTCAAGGTAGTTATATTTTGAGTAATGGTCAATTCTCTCTCTTGAACTAATCGACGTTTAAGGTAATACTCAAAAGATTGATCTTCTAGTGTTCCTAGAACCCTGGTTACCCAACTGGCAGCTAAAGTAGAATCACTGTAAGAGGTTTTATATTCGTTTGTGTCTTCGTTTATAGCTACAGGGTCAGATATAGTAAGGGTATCTGCATATACCGTATCTATTTCTTCTGGTGGGATTCTTTCTGAATACTCTCTATATACTGCAGCACTGTCTATCTCTACAGTTCGTTCTACTTCAACCTCTACTTTTTCTATGAGGTAATCCGGGGTAAAAATTCTTAATATTACAGTGTAAAGGACAAGAGCTAATACAACGGCTCCTATTAGTTTAATGCTTTTCGTCATTTAGCATGGTTTTTATCTGGTTCATATTACAAGTGAGCTCTTCTATTTGTCTTTTTAGCTCATCTTTATATTTATTTCTATCAGACAGTCTATTTTGTACTTTACTAAGGACTTTTATCCAAACATCTGTTATGAATACTAAAAGTGCCATAATGTTGTGTTAAGGGTTCATCCTAATTATAGCGCTCTCTACACGTTCAAGCTGTGACTTAACTTCAGCGATTAGAGCTTCTATCTTAACATCGGATGTGGTAAATGTATTAAGGGCATCTTTAACTTCGTCTTTGTTACGAGTTACTAGCTGTATAACGTCTTTAGAGACGTCAATTTGCTTGCTTAAGCTGTTAGCCATAAAGGTTCTAAACTCCTTTTCTAACTCTGCTTTTTCGTTCTTTTCAGTAATATATAGTCTTAAAAATACTCCAGATATAGCTAAAGTCAATATAACAATAACATACGCCCAAGGTGACAATCGTTCAAGGGTGTTTAAAGCGTCTCCATTAGCTAGCTCTGATATCTGGTAGAGGAAAGTCATAGATGATTATTAGGTATTGTAGGTTGAATCAATGTAACAAAAAATTTGGACTTTTCATTATACCTTTAATAGTTACTTGTATAACAAAAAAAAAGGAGAGAGTTATTAGACCCTCTCCTTGTAAATAATTAGGCGGCCAGTACTACACTCCGAAGAATGTATTAAAGTCTACCGCTTCAGTGTCAAGAACTCCTGCTTGGAAAGCCAGAACAATTTCTACATACGTATTGCTCTTGGCAATATTTGGTGTAGTGTTTGTCTTATACTGAATAGTAACTACATCGTAGTTAAGATTAGGATCTGCAAAGAATTCAGGCTTGTCAGCTTGAAACGGAGTCATGCGATAGAAGAAACCTTCTGACGCTTGAGTGTTTCTCTCCATACTTCTGATTTGAAGGTAGCTACCTGTCCCTGGTTTAGGAGTCTGAGCAGATGTTCGAGGAGTGTCCCCAAAATCTTCAGAAAGACCTGTATTAAACGCAGTTACTTGATCATCAAGATCAATAGCAATTCCTTCATCATTGTCTGGAGCAGGTGTAGCACCTGTCAGTTTCAATCCTGCAGCATCACTACTGCTTGGTGCAGTAGATGTAGACCCAAGAGCAAGTGCGGAAGCTGTGTCTCCAGCATAAGGTCGGTCAAGTGTTACCACATTACCACTAATGCTCTTAACCATGTAAACAGGGAAAGAGGTGTCAGTAGCGCTACCGATACGGAGATAATCCCCGGCTGTAAGCTCACTTGCATCATCAGATACAACTACTTGGTCACTTCCGTGAACAGCTGCAGCTGTAGCATTAGCAGGGCCGGCATCTTGCAGCTGAGTCGTTGCAAGAGCAGTAACTACATCAACTTGAACAAAGAAACGTCTGTTCTTTGTGGCTACTTTAGCAATTTCACTAGCAATCTTGTAAGAGATAGCTGCTTCTTTTGTAAAGTAGTTAGCGTTATATGTAGGCTCTGGCTGATAACCGTTAGTTACATCAGTAACTTTCAGGTTATAGTCACCTGCACCATCGTCGATATCGCCGGTAGATCCGTCGTATCCTACATAGGTAATTTGCTTCTCAGGAGCACTGTAGTTTGTTTGAACTACTTTTTTAATTCGATCAAGCTCAAGAATATGTGTCTTAACGGGCGTTTTCCCGCTTGCAACACCCTGAGCAATGATCATCTTATCAGTAGCATTAGCACCGGTAAGGTTCAGGTTACTACCTGAAGCAACATCGAAGATGCCAATCTGTGCCTTAGGAAGGAACTCTGGCCCTTGATAAGATACAGAAGCGTCATCAGCGACTGCGGTGTTATTAATTAATAAATGTCTCATAATAATATGACTTATGGGTTATGGTTGGGTGTGCCCTTATCAGACACGTAGCAACTTCATTGTTGCTTTATTCTTTAAGATATCTATAAACTTACACCTATTCAACTTTACTAAGCGTTTGCTGTCCAGCCGGTGTCAGGCTATTGATATCTGATAAGATCATTCTAGCAGCTATATCTATAACTTCATCATGCATAGGGCTAGGTAAATCAATCGTTTGTCCTCCAGACAGGGATACTGTTGCTGGAGTTTTTATATACGTAAGATTTACTTTGTCCACTACAAACTTATCATTTGTAAATACGTTTAAAGAGTCTCCTTGAATTACATATAAAGGTGACTTTATTCTAGTACCATGAAAAGGTGATGTAGCAGTTACAAGTATTTGCTGCTGTTGAGTAGGTTTAAGGCCAGAAACTCTAGTCGCATAGTCTACTCCTTCAGTTCCGTCTATTACTCTTTTACCGGACGTTATTGCGTACGTTACTCCATCGTCATTATACTGAACGATAGCAGACCCTTTAATGGGTAAAAAGTAATCATTAGGGAAGGCTACTTTATCTACAAAAGTGCCCTCTATGGTAACAAGAGGCTCGTATTCAGCATCAAGCTCTTGTTCCTTTATTAAATGTCGTAAGTCTTCTATTCTCTTAATAGACTGCTCGAACCCTAGCTGAAATAGGTTAGACTTAGCTTCAAATCGTTGTTTAATAAACCGGCGTGTAGCCACATTGAGGTACACATCTAACTCTTCTGGCAATACGTCATCGTATGCAGCAGAATCTATCTTGTCTATTCTTAGATTAAGTTGAGTATGTACCTCTTGTATGGTCATTTACGCAGGTGTAATTTGTTTACGATCTTCCAGCTTAGCTTTCATATCATTGACTTCTTTGCTGTGTTTAGGGTTATTTACAAACCCAACAGCTTCTTCAAGGTTTTCACCAATCAGTTCGTCAATATAAAAGTAACTGTTACCAGCTTTACGCAATACTTCATTCTCAATCAATTTTGCAATAAAGTCTTTGGTTTTAAGCGACTCATCAGTAGCTACTTCATAGAACCGAGCAGGGCTAGCTTCCATCTGTTTATGGAGAGCATTTTCTTTTTGCTGACTACTCAGCTTATTAGGATTGCCTGTACCTAGTACTCGTAGTACCCGGTCAATAGCTTCTTCATCATCAAGTACTTTAACAAAGACTTTATAAGCTTTTGCTTTAGCCTTGACTTTATCATTTTCCTGAGAACTTTCACGTTCCGGATCATGAATGTAAAACTTCTTCTTACCAAACCTTTCCATCTCTGAACGAGTCTTGGCTACTTCCGGGTGTGTTTCAGCCCATAGGTAGGTAAGGTAGTCTTTAGGAACCGTTGGGTATCCCTCTTCATCAATACTAATATTAAGTACAGCACCTTCAGAAGGCACTTTTACTGTAATACTTCTCCAGAAATCTTTAGAAGCCTTTCTGAATTCAGCTGAATCAGCAGGGATATCATTAACCAGAGGTAGCAGTTTCTTTTCTAGATCTGCTGGTACCCCCTTATGAGTTCCGCCTTTATAATACACGCTACCAAGTCTATGGATAGCATTCTGTCTAATTTCAATAGGCACATGACTGCTGGCCTTTTCCTTACGTATTACTTGTACTTCTTTAGTCTGGGGTTCTAGCCCAGTTTCAGTAGTTGATTTTTTCTTACTCATAAGTATTTATTTGGTTTATCTTCTTCTTTAAAAATGTGGTGATGCGAAGGAAGAAGACAAATGTTCCAACCTTCACACCACCACTAATTCATTGTGCTAACTTACGCAGCTACACACTGAAGGTCAATAGAGGTGTCGAATCTCTTCAGACAAACTCCACATGTTTTCAGGAAGTGCACGGAAGCACCGTCAATGTCACTCGCACGAAGAGGTGTGTTACCCATTCCACGAGGAATTACGGAACCTGCTACTCCCCACTTAAGCATTTCACGACCTTTCTTGTTCACCATCTGGAGATTTGGCTCTCCATCATAGCGTGATTGGTCAACGAATACCATCCTGTAAGACTCAATAGGAAGGTTACTTTCAGGGTGACTTCTACTTGCCTGGGCAAGAGCTGAGTGATCAAAGATAGGCGTCTTCACTACGTTAATAGTGTGGCCATCAATGTGCTCATAGCGCTTGAAGTATCCGGTAAGTGTAAGTTCACGACCTGATCCCTGAAGGAATTTACCGTCAGAGTAGATAGTGAAGTTTGTACTTCCAAGCTCTTCTTTCATAGCTCGGTCAAACTCACGGGCTCCACCTGTACCTGTGTACAGTGTTACGTTTACATTCTGTGCATCTGTCATTCCAAAGAACACATCTCCAATCAATTCTCTCAGCTTGGTAGCTGTAAGACGACTGTAAGTATCTTTGTTAATGATCTGGTCAAGGAGTCCAGGGCCAATAACAACTGGCTGTCCGTTCTCATCTTTCATCTGTACAACGCCTTCACTGTCGTAAGAGCGCTTACCGTACCATAGGTACAGTTCAGATTCTTCTTTCCATTTCAGGAAGTGTTGCCACTCCTCATAGTCCATCCAAAACTTAGATGTTTTTCCACCTTTTACAGGTAGATCGAATGATGCTACATAATCTTTAGCATTACCAGAGAACTGATAAGACTTACGGATTGTAGTCAGACGGTGACGAACCTTAGCAGGTGCTTGCCAGTTACTAGCATTCCCACGTGAGAAGTCAACACCAACCGGTGCGAACATTTGTCCAAACTTTTTACCTGCTTGAACGTCCTCTGAAGGCATTACCGGAGTATCCGGGCTAGCGATTTGCACAGTATAGTCCCAGTTGCTACCGTTTGGAACAGGCTCTCCCATAATACGTACTTGTACCTGAGATTCAGATACTAGGATGTATTGGTTAATGAACCATTTGTCCGGAAACGTCAGCACGAATGGCTGTCCGCCTCGGCCTAAGTCTGCAGTGCTTGCTGGAGATTGTGCAATAGGGCGTGTTTTACGGAAATGGTAATTCACATCGTATTCATATTCCAGCTTTTCAATAGATTTGGTGTTGCCAAGACCCTCGGTCAGAAAACTGAGAGGAAACTTCTTATCCTCACGACCACCCAGATGGGTAATCATAGGCGAGATCTGCTCAGGACTTGACACTAGTGCATTCGACAGACTGTTCATGTCTGTCATCTGATCACTATTGTAGTATGTCTTTTTTACTTTCATAGTTATGATTATTTAAAGGTTAGGTTGGGCACAGTTTACTCGCCAATTCTAAACTCTAGGTCTGCAACGTTACCGCTGGCAGACTTATCTAGATCAGGGTCTTGACTGTTACTTTTACCACGATCTTTGTTAGACTTAAGAGTATCTTTTAAGCTACGACTAGCCTGGCTAGACGCTTTCTTATCAATAAGCTTATTAAGTCCATCAAATCCGTAGAACAGGATGAGATCCATAGCAAGGTGGTCTTCAAGCTCCATTTCAGCGGCCCGTTTGTCTCTAGGAGACTGCCCGGTTTTAGGGTCTGGAGTAATAAACTCCTTAAACTCTGATTTACGCTTCTCTGGGAGTGGTAAGTTTTTAACCTTATTGCTATCAACAATCTGGTTTACTCTATCCCACTCTTCTTCAGCTTGTTTCTTAGCTTGGTCTTGTTTCTCAACAGTCTGCTCTTTAATACGCTCTCGTTCGTTTTCTTGCATAACACGCAAGTCCTGAAGAGAGTCTTTCGACTCTTCCAATAGATTACCGGAGTCTTCAATTGCTTGAAGGTTACGGCTGATTCTATTATCACTGAGTCCTTTAGACTTTAAAGAAAGTCTAATTACTTCTTTTTGAGTGTCTGCATCGTCTTCATTAATCTCTACTTGATTGAAATCAGTAGAAGGGTAGAAGGCGTTCATAAACTCTTGAGGATCTCCTCCCTGTCGTTCAAAGTCATATAGAGCTTTGACATTAGGGGTGGAGTTCACCAGGTTATCAAATTCTTCTTGTGAAGCTTTCTCAACAATCTTTTTTGTCAAGTTTATTAAGCCATCTTCAGTATCATCAATACCTTCGAGGTCTTCTTCACTTAGTTCATAACCCAGAGTATTCATGATGTTATCAACTACTCTAGGTTCATCATCTTCTTCACCTTTAGGCTTCTCAGGATCATCTTTATCCTCTTCTTCCTCTTCTTCAAGGTCATCGTCAGATGCATCGTCTTTTTCATCTGGATCAGGAGTTGGTTCTTCTTCCTCTTCCTCTATTTCCGGATCATCAAGTTCATTATCAATAACAGGATCTACTTCTTCTTCCTCTTCTTCCATACTGAAATCAAGAGCTTCAAAGTCTAGATCTTCGACTGCTAGTTTGTCTTCTTCTTTTGCCATATCTGAATATATGTAGTTTAAGTGTTAGTTGTAAAATTATTTTTTATAGTCTTGTTGACCTTAATTATATAGCATTAATTTTTAGAGGGCTTATTAGCTTGCTTACGTTTGATCTCTAAATCAACTCGTTTAAGCGCTTCTTCTACTCTATTAGCACGTTTTTCTTCGTCTATACGTTGCTGTTCGAGAGCAGTATCAGCAGATGTGTCAGCTGCATTAGCTGCAAGCTTCATAGCTTCTACTTCTTTTTGTCCTTCTACTCTTATTAATGCCTCCTCAAGAGATGTTGCATTCTTACGGAGTTCAATTTCTTTATTTTGCTGCATCTCCATAAGCTTAGTCTCACGTTCAGCCTGAGCTTCTTGTTGTTGCATTTCAGCTATAGCCTGATCTTGTTTAGCCTGTGCATCTTCTGCTGCTTTAATCTTACGTTTGATCTCAGCAAAGTTATCAGAGTCCAGTATATCAGCTACAACAGACATTCCTCCGTCGTTTTGGATATACGCCTGAGCCAGGCCTTTCATACGATCTAGGTTTTCTATATTCTTTCTGGCACCGGATACAAAGACTCCATACTCTCCTTCTGAATATGTATCTCCATCTAGACTAAAGAAGTTCTGCGTACCATCAGGCATCAGGTATGTACCTTTTTTACCTTTCAGCCAGACCTCTTTAGAGTTGTCTACCAACCCTTGAAGATTACGTTGTTCAAACCTATTGTGTTTTCTAAAGTAGTCTTCTGTGATATAAGAGCTTTGAATGATACTTTGCTCATTAACACCTTTACCATCGTATGTATCTACTTGCCCCTGCCTTTGTCTAGGCACACCGGAAGCGGCTTCCCACTCAAGTTTTACAGAATCAAGAAGGGTTATGTACTGCTCAATTGTACGAACAGACAGATCCAGGGCCTTTTTAGCTTGAGGATTCCACTTCTTACCTTCTTGGTTATAATCCATCCAAGCTATACCTGTAGTCTCAAGGAACGTCATAAACTTAGTGATATCCCAATCTGCAGGTATACTAGATAGGTCAAATTCTGCAATGATATCTTTAGACTTAGCAATAGATAGTTCTAACCGGTACTTGTAAATATCATAAATAAGCTGATAGGGTATGCCCATCATTACTAATGAGATATTAGCAGAGTTACGGTTAGAGTACTTTCTACCATTTACCGGAAGCTTACAGGACGATGGGTTATCCATAGATCGGCGCTGATTGTCCATAGGCTTGATCTCCTTATAGATTTTATTATCTATACGAACACCTTCCCATACTTCATTAACCCAGAACCAATCTACTGATTCATTCTCGGCCGGCTTATACTCTTCACTTACTATACGATCTTCTGGTAAGCCTGTATCTTCGTCTATGTACGTAAGAAACCCTACTTTCTTGTAGGACTTCCAGTATACTTCCATTACCTCTATAAGAGTATCATTATCATCAATTTCTTCATCAAGCTCAGTAGAACTAAACGTTAAATAGCTTTCTCTGTTAAACTGAGGGTCTTCGAGGTAGTCAATGTCTTCTTCGTCAAGATGTTTACTCCATCGGTTTACAATAGATGTAGCTGCCATCAGTCGTCTGACTACACACCAATCGCCATCTTCTACAAACTCTAAATCCGGATCTTTATCATAATCAATGTCCAGGGGATTAATTACCCTGTATTCAGGCTCATTGTTATTCGTGCCTATAAAAGCGTACTCTTCACCAGATACTAAAAAATCCTTCCATAATTTCTGATGCTTATCATATACTTCACAGTATTGCTTAATATAGTTTAAAGCATGTTGGCCGAGCTCAGATCGTACATCTTTATAGTTACGTCTGAAAAAGTCAATCTTTTCTTCTACTGTAGCCTGAAGCTCTTCTTGCTTAGCGTTCAGCCCGGATGTACGCTGTAGAGTAGCGTAAAATTCATCGGTAAGAGCTTCCATCAATGCAGACTGTTCACTCTCTTCTCTCAAAGTGACCGTATCAGCATTAGTAGCAATAACCATTGAGTTATCCGGTCTACGAGCTTTTTCTCCAATAAGCACATCTACGATAGGTTTTATAATATTGTACCTTTTTAGGTCTGCAGGTACATTCTTTCTTTTACCTCCACCGTAGGGCTGTAGCACATATCTATAATCCTCTTCATGTTTGTGCCCGTTATAGTAATCGTACAGAGATTTAATGCTATGAGCACGGCCAGAATGTCTACTGAACGTAGAGAGTTCAATAAAGGCATCAACTGTCTCTTCTCTCCACTCATCATCCTTTTCAGAGAGTGGAAGCTTTTGTTTAGGTATCTTAGTTAATACTGATTTGTCTACAGCCATTATTGAGTCATTCGGTTAAAAAAGGGATCGTCAGTTCGTTTGGGCTTACTAGGTGCTATTTCGTAATTATAAAGCTCTTTGTCATAATACATACCAACCATAAGCGCACGTACCCTGTCAAAGTTACCTTTTTTGTTGTATTTAATCAACTCTTTAAGAAGGCCGGTATCATAGATGGTATGTAGTATCTTAATATCGTTACCTTCTCTGTCTTTTCCAATTACTGTATTAAGCCAGTCTCGTACATACAATTCTCCTTGATCAATTCTAGGAGTTGTCATATGCATACCGTATTGTCTGCTTACTTTCTTAGACTGAAGTTCTTTCTTATCAAGCATTTCGAACTCTTCTTCCAGATACGCAAGCTTTTTAAATCTCTTAGCGTATCCTATCACATCTCCCCGATCATTCTCAAACCCAATCTTAGCACCGTAATACTCTGCTAACATAAATAGATTCTTATTGTACTCATCCTGACTAGCGGGTCGGCCTACGTAAGATGCTACAATGGATCCACTGAATGTATGAGAAAAGTTGTTTGTACGCTTTATTACATAAGCTGCACCTAAAGACTCCTTATCTGTAGAGCTATCATGTGCGTACGGGTCATGGCAGACTATATATAATCCCTGAGGTATCTTTCCCTCTTTCGTTTTATATGGGGATTCTTTAATACATACAGCTCCAGTAAGATCATCTTTCTTGCTATGAGGGTATGTTAGTATAGGCTTAGCCGTAGCGCTA